TCTTGCCAGCACTCTTAGCTGCGTTAGCCTGAGCTATGCCAGCGGCGTACTGCATCTGTGCGTTGTACGCGCCGTAGATCGAGCCCATGCCTGTCTGCGACTCTGGGTTGAAATACTGTGGTCCAGCCTGCTGTTGGCCCATCATTGCATTCTGTGCAGCCTGACCGCCAAACGAACCAGCGTACATAGGCTGTTGGTAGAATGAGGTCAACGCAGGAGCGGCCTGCTGCTGGAAGTAACCTCCCAATCCCGTACCAAGAGCCACAAGCTGCTGTTCCCGGGCCTGACGAGCGTTGTAGCGGTTCATCACCTCGGCAAGGTTACTCTGCCCACCTAGCGACGTTCCCCGAGCTGCATAGCCCGCTCTGGCCTGCTGATCGAGCATACGCTGCTCTTCTGGAGAAAGGTTTGCGCCATTAGCCTGCAATCCGCCGAGCTTCTGCTCTGTGTACTTCTGGAGAGCTTGATTGATGCCGCCAACACCCTGGGCCTGCTGGAAGGCCTGGATATACTCTGGAGCACGCTCCTGCAAGCCGCGCAACTGCGCTGCCTGCTGTGCCTTCATGTAATTTTCTTCTAACTGCGAGTATTGAGGCTGAAGTTGCCTGTACAGATTAATTTGGCTAGTAGCAGCCTGACTGGCAATCTGATCTTGTAAGGCTTGATATTTAGGCTGATAGATCTCCTCACTGGCATACACCTTCGGAGCAAGATCAATCTGCGCTTGCAGAATTGACCGCATGGACTCCTGATAGTTAGGAGCCGCTGGTGCCGATACAACTTGAGTTTTACCTCCGCCCATATAAAAGTCTTTCTAGTTTCCTTGGGGTTATTAAAACGGCATGATCATGTCTCCATGCCCACACTTGCGTGATTGGTGATTTGCGTTCAAAGAACTGGTTAAACATTTGAGCAACCGCTTCAGGTTCACTTGCCCATGCCATGTGGATCGTCCACAGGCCATCCTGCTTGCGCCACTTCCAATTAAAGTCGCTAACGCCCGGATGTGTAGTTGAGATGCCCGTGATGACGCCGTTGCGGCGAGCCACATAAATACTGTCATGGACACCATAAAAGCTAAGATAGCCGTCAACGTCATCTCGGGAGACTTGTCCAAGAAGCTGAATATGGTTGCGGCATTGTTCATATAGTGTATCGACAAGTTGTTCCCAGTCTTGGACTGTCATTAGGTTTTGACTATGAACATCAAGGCTACGTTGCGGGGACGGGTTTCTGTGCCAACGTTTACAGCAGATGGAACTGCGCTAGCATTTCTTTCCCCAGAACCAGTAACCCGTGACCCATCAATTGACCCATCTCCAGTAAATGGCGTTGTTACATACTGGTATCCAGAAGGAGGAGTGTGCGTGTGCGGCTGGATGTCTTGGCCTTGAGAAGATCCAAGTACACGCCCCGGATCTACGTCTCTCCCATTGCTCCAACCACGAACAAACTCACCACGAAGATCAGGCAGTGTTGCCCCATAAATTGACTGTAACGAGGGAGGCGCGGCTTGCCCATTGCACTCAAGCCATCCTGTTGGAATTGTTGCTCCGCCCCACATGACAATTGCGCCCGGTAATGTTGCCGCTGCCGTTGCCGCTGCTGCTGTTGAATCAACATATCCCTTGCTTGCCGCAACATTTGCGGCACTTGGAACGCTGCTAGAAAGTATTAACTCTCCAGTCATTGAAGAGCCAGACCGCAATGGAAAATAAGTAGACAATAAATCTCTAATGCTATTTATTGTGTATTTAAATAAAGCTGCGCCTCGTGCAGCAAGAATGTAGTCATTGCCTTGAGGAGAGCTTTCATTTTGCGCGGAAATGGCACCGGGAAGTAGTTCCGCATTATCAACATGAGCATTCAAGTTTGCGGCAGTTACTTGATTAGTGCCCGGAGCTGGGTAATCGACGTAAGTTGTACCTTTTTTGATCTGTAATCCGGGCATAAGTTACTCCTGAGAAATCATTGGTCTATTGGTTGCTATAGCATAAACAGCAACACTCTTCAAGGCTGGTCTTCCAACTACAAAATTAACCGTGCAGGCTATCGATGTTCCGCGAGCCGCAATTCGAGGACGCAAAGTCCCGTCTGAGGTGCCGCTAAAGCTGTACTCAAGGACAGTCTCAGTGGCATCTGGGTCATAAGTGGTCGAGTCAATCCGCACAAAGTCGTTTGCGACGTTGTTGAAGGTAAACTCCCCTCGACTAAACCGCTTCTCTGAAGTTCCTCCAAAAGCGTATTCTCTAGTCTTTACGGACGCAGGAATGTGAGTAAAGTTCTGGGTGCTAACTATTAACGTAGACTCGGTAACTTGACTGGAGGCTGGAAACAAATTAAATGGCAACAGTGGCGTAGCGTCAGAGTAATTAAACTCATCTCCTTGTGTTTGTTCTTCTGATAGAAACACGCCACCGTACTGGCCAGATCCAGCAAAGTTGGTGATGATCATCAATCGGCGTTGATTGATATACGCAGACAAGATCAAGTTATCTGAGAATAACCCAACAGGATAATAGTCAATCGACTCCCAGTTCTGGTTGAGCGTATTGTATACAAGGATCTTATCGTTCCTAGTCGCCGTGCCAGTAGGTATCGCAATGTAGAAGCGGTTGTTATAGTAAGTTGCTACAGAGCCTTGAACGGTGTCGTAATTAACTGTGTCAAAGAAGTCTGCAATTGGCTCACTAAGTGGCAGCGTGTTACCTAGCAACTTTAAATCAAGCTGGGGCGTCAGCATGTGTACGCCGTTAGCAGACAGGAAGAACACGAATTGCCCCGCTGATACAATAGACCTTCTAGCCAAGCAGCCAATCTCGGTTGTTATGACAGTTGTAGAACTGTTGGCTCCGGGCGGTGAGTTGATGTTAAAGTTGTCAGTCTCTACGAAAACAACGTAGATGCTGTTGGTCATAAAGACCAAGAACTGGTCTTGCACCCACGGCAGCACCCCTACAATTGAGTCGTTCCCGCCTGTGTTGATAACAAAGTTGTTGAGCGTCGTGTCGCACTGTTCGCTCAGGATGTCACTAACGAGCATCTGGTAATCACCGTACTTAAGGATAAGCCGGTTCTGAAAGTACAAGCCAAAGTCAGCGCATGGAACAGATTGCGTGATGCCTGTCACCGTACCGCCATCCACAGTGAACTTCTGCTCTGCATAAGTCAGATCCGAAAGGCCATCTTGCCAGATAAGTGGCGGCAATCCCCGTCGAGTTGTCCACCCCGGATCGTTTGTCCGTGCCGCAAACGTCGAGCCAGTGTTGTTATTCCACTCAAAAGTAAATGTAGTTGGGCTAGTTACCGTGATAACATAACTTCCAGTAACCGCTTGTCCGGGGCCATCCCCGCCATCCGTAAGGCCAACTGTAACTTCATCATTGGTCGAATAACCGTGTGGCGTTTCAGTCGTGATTGTAATTATACCCGTTGCGTCATCTAATATACTGGCATTTGATTCGGTAGCTAAAAACGTCTTTTTATCGTACTTACCGCGAAAGATAAATATCTTGTTTAATGCCGTAACAACGTCACAAATGCCACCTTCTTGGATTACACGATCTGGAGGAAAGTCATAAGGCCCATACAGCACCTCGGTGTTCTGCCCTTGGGCGGGCTTGTACAGGTACAGCTTGTCCGTAAAGACCATGACAATGTTGTCGTGACCGTCAGCGTCAACGTACAAGCCAGAGCCAACCATCGTTAAACCGATAAGTTCAGTCTCGGTCAACCGCTTGGTGCCCCTGCGGGGCTGGGCAATACCGCGTTGCAATCGAGTGTTGAAGCTCGCTTGCAAGATGCCAGGCTGCAAGTTTGCAGGGTCGAGACGACTCGCAAATCCGATGAACATGTCATCACCTTCAGCTTGAAGTTCTTCTGCCATTAGGAAATAAGCTTACTGAGCTTGTCCACAACCCGCTGAAGATCGTCACGTAGTTCAACCATGCGCTCCATATGACCTTCATCCTCGCCCTCTTCCTCTCCCTCGTACTCTTCCTCTTCGCCGTAACCGCACTCGGAACAAGTGCCGTCAGACTCCATTGGGGAATCGCATTCGGGACAGGAGCGGCTTTTGCCGCCCATAGGGCCACCAAGGATGGCCAGCATTGCTTTCATCGATTTCATAGAGTTAGGCGATTAAGGATTGTCCCTTGGTCCGGCGAACACGCAGATCAGCAAGAGAATAAGGAGTATCGTACTCAAAATGAGGCGCATCGTAAATAGACTTGAAGTTGCCACCCCAGCGGAGCTTGTGCTTGGCGCAGAGCGTGGAGGCGTGCTTATGCATAAGGTCAGCGAGCTTCGCGTCAGCGGGTGTGCTGCCATCCATGTACACTTTGCCCTTGAACACGCCACAGTCGATGGCGAGTCCGAAGTTGTGCATGCTGGATCCCGGTTTGGCATTGGTTACTTTTGGCCCCGGCGCAGTGCGCCCCTTGGCGTACAGCGCCGCTTGTTCCTCGAACGTCCTAGTTCCACAGATGACCTTGTAGTCCAGTCCATTTTGAGCAACCAGTTCTTTAGCGTCTACGATGAACGCAATAAAGGCGTCCCTGACTTCAGGTGACAGCGTTGCTATGAACTTGGCTGACCGTTCGTCAATCATTTGTGTAACAGCTTGTATATCTTGGTCAGCGTATAAAAGATTGCGGCAATGCCACCCAGAATGCGAACTGTTTGCTCGATCTCGCTTAAAGACAACGCAATTGCGGCTACGTTTATGCCCAAAACAGAGCCAATTTCTTTGAGATCGTCTAACATTTCACCGGGGCTTTCCATTGCATTACCTGTGTTGAGATTGTTTGGCGACAGAAGTGGCATCAATCAACTCCAGCTCAAGTTGCTGGTATCGGGAGTCTGAATGCCATTTCTGTGCCACCTCGGCAGTGTACGTCTGTCCAGCCTGAAGCTCAAGTATCTCCTTGCTGGGTGGATATAAGTATCTTGCTTGATCGCGTGAACTGGTAGCGCAACCTGTCAGCCAAAGCATCACGGCCACTGGCCCTAGCTTCAAGGATTTGAGTTTCGATATCATCGCAGTACTTGGCTATGTCACGCTCTAGCTCCCATGATGCCCGTTTAGCCTTGATCTCCAACCACAGGCGCAGGATTTGCAGTAGGTTTTGTATCATTGGACTCCCTGCGGATGACGTTGATTAGCCCGATAAGCGCCAGCCCAGTGGTCAGAATAGCCTCTTGCATCTCTGGGTGTAGCTTAATCCCGACTGCTGTAAGTAGCGCAAACACGCCGCGCCATGTGGATGGTTCTTTGATTCGCTCAAGTATGTATTTCATAATTACTTCTTCTTGGCTGTTTTGGCCGATTGTCTAAACGCCTTTGCGGTTGGCGCACCCTTCGATCCGGGCTTCCGCATACGTTCTTTGCTGCCAGCGGCAATACGCTCGCGCTTGGCGTGGATGTTGGCGTAGAGTCCTCGTTTCATAAAGTTAGCACTTCCAGCGTCTCATGCTTGCTCTAGCCCGTTCTGCTGGGCCTTTAGCCTTGGCTACGACACCAGCCATTCTAGCGCAAAAACTCTTCTTGCGTCCAGCGTCAGCTTTTGTCTTTGGGCTGGGAGCAGGAGCTTTGAGGTTGCTGCCAGTGGCTCGATTGTACTTGGCTCGACCTTTGGCGGTAAGCCCGGCGCCTTTAGACACAGGCAGCTTTTCACCTCGGCCAACTGCTAGGGATACGGATTTTCTTGGCATAAATTAAGAAACAGCAACCCAAGACAAGGACTCTTCGTTCCATGCATATGCATTGCCATCCGCTGGATACGGTGTTGGTGGATTCCAGAAGCATGTCTCTTCATCGAGCGTCCACGAAGGATGTGGTTGGGGCGCATAGAAGGCATCTCGCACACTGTCGTAGACATGGCCAATACCAGCATAGTTCTTGCGTAAAGGACGGCCTTCTGGATGTTGCCCAGCGTGTGTGTTGTAGCTAGTCTGAACCCATTGACCGGGAATAGAGTCAATGAAGTCTTGTTCCGCAACGATAACTCGCTGCACTACACCGTCGATAATTTCAGCAAAGTGTGCCATGTGTTAAAATTTGGCTAGCGCATACTTAAATGGGGCTTCTGCAAAGGCTGCAACTAAAACATCGCCAACATTTACTGGGCTACCCCCACCTGATAGAAGTTTAAACCCATTAGAAGTTATCTGAAAAGAAACCGCTGTAGAATCAACGCCTGCATCGTTTGGTGCAATAGAAAAACTGCCCCCTCTAGCTGCATCAAATGCAACCCACCTATTTCTAAATGCTGAAGTATAAGTTTTTAGGAGAAAAAATTTAGGAGAAAAATTACAATATGTAAACGGCCTGGTTGCACTGTCGTTGCCGGTATATTTTGTAAATTTGCTAAATCCCGGAATTTCAGCAAAACAATACGCAATGTAATTTACGCCAGAAGTATTTACGCCTGCAACTGCGGCAATAGTAAATTCAGTTGACGTTGGAGCTGTGTTGTTCCAAGAGCCAGCACTTGCACTGAAGGTGTCATTAAGAATTAATGAGTTATTTGCAGAAACATTTTTATGATACACTATTCCATTTTCATTGGCTCCTGCGCTAACTCGCTTAATAATAATCATTGAAGGAGCAATTCCAAGATTATGAGAAACTGTTCTAACTACTCCAGTTCCAGTGTATGAAACAATATCTAATCCCGGAACAATTCCTTTTTTCCACTGCCAAGCAAAATAATCAACTCCAGTTGCGTTTGTTAGTGTGTTGTCTATTCCTAAATTAAATCCGTTTGAATTAAACCCAGTCAATGTATTTGCGTTAATTGTCTCAGGCGTTGTAGTGTTGGAAGAAACATATCTTTCCGCTCCTCTCACAGAATCAAACAAAACATGGTTTGTTGTGGCGTTTCTAGCTTTAATCCAAACCAAATCTGGCTGGAATGACACACTATTTACTGTGTTGTTAATCGAACGAATGGCTTCATTTCCAGTATAAAGATTTACAGCCATATAATTGGCTGAATTAATAATTGACGGAACTGGAAGGCTATTTGTGTTAAGCGCATTAAATTCAACAGGTCTAGCATACGCAAACGGACGCTGCCCAAAGTTGGCGTAAATAATTTTTGCGTTTGTCGCAGAAGCTGCGTATGGAACATATCCTCCACCAGTAAGACCCGTAGCAATTGATGTGTATGTTGTTCCATCAACAGTATAATCCAACGCTCCTGTATCGGCGTTAAATCTTAAGCCAATAACGCTAGTTGTTGGCGTAATTGTGGCAGTAGTTGCAGTAACTGTAGGAGATTGGTATATTCCAATTATTTGATCCGCAACTGCGGAATTGTATTGTGTTTCCCAATACCAACTTCCACTGTCCATTAAAATACTTCCAACAGCAACAGCTGTAGCAAGGTTTTGTGATTCAAGATTTCCCGCAAGAGGGACTGCGTTTGGTATTGCGACTATTCCGTTTAATACAGCATAATTGCCCCTTCCGTTTCCGTCGTCACTGTAGTTTACCGGGACATCGATCATGCTGTCGTACGTTACGCCAGCCGTCAGCGACACGTTGCTCACCGTCCAAGTGTTGTTATTCCCCGAGCTGTCTGTGCCCAGCGCCGCTAAAGATGATGTGCTGTTAAAACGCAATCTAAACCCATTGTTTCCGTAAGTTCCTGTGTATTGCTTTGGCGACCATACTCCGGTTGTGGAGTTAATTTCCCCAAAAGAAGTTGGAGTTAATGCTTGGCCATCAATAAAGTTTACTTCAGTAAGATACCCATCAAAAAAGTTTGAACCTCCATTGCTTCCTATTGAATGGGCTATATTTGTATTAAACGCCGCAGGTGCAGTTGTTCCAGTGCCAACTACATTTCCATTTACATAAATTGTTTGAGATGTTTCGTTTTGAGAATAAACGACATGATACCAAGCAAATTGATCACGAAAAACCGCAGTTGTTAATACTGCCTGAACATTATTTATAAAAAGAGCAATAGCATTCGAGGTTGTAAATCTTAAATACGTTGTGCTGCTAGTTCCAAACAATGAAATATTCAGGCCTATTGTGCCGCGCTTTACCCATCCCGACCAAGTGTACACGCTTGCATTTGTTGGCGTGCTAAATGTTCTTGTTAAATTTGCAGATGCAGTTCTACGAAACCTAAGTGAATTGGTTATCAGGTTAGGATCTGGCGGAGGAGTAACTCCGGCTTTTTTAAGGCTTCCAAGTAGAGCTAACATAAATTACGTTGTTGCATCGCCGCCAACGATCCAGCTATTTGCGGCCACTTTGATTAGCGAAATGATTGCGTATTGTCCAGAAGTCTTTAAACCGTTCTTGCCGTTTACAGCAGTCGTCCCCGGAGTAACCGCCGAAACTGTCACTTGACCAGCGCCAAGCTGCATCACAAGGATTTGTGTGCCGATAGGAATGTCTGGCGTTGCATCTACTGGAATTGTTAGCGAAATTGCAGCAGCGTTGTTTGCGGTGATCAGCTTGCCTGCGTCAGCTAGAGCAGGCGTGTAACTTGTGCCAGTCTGCGCGTTGATTAGCACCGTAGCTGTAGCAATTGGGTTGCGGTTAAGCAAAGCAAACTGCGTGGACGAAGTGATGTAGAGCTGCTGGTTATCCCACTCAATCGCACCAAGCTGGCGCGTGGACAGCAATGTAGCCGCTGCCGTGCTAAAGCTGATTGGGTTAACGGTCGCACTATTAAGGATAAATGTCTGTCTTCCAGTAAATGTATTTGCCGCAAGAACAGCATTACTGTTTCTGGAATACACTGAAAGCATGCTGATTATATCAGTGCCAACATCCAAAAAATTTCCACTTGTTGTGCTGATTGGCCCCTGCATTGCATAAGTAACGCCAGTTCTTGAAGTGCCGTACTGGTTGGTTACCAAAATGCCGTTCTTTACAGTCCCAGAGAACCAATTTGGACGCACAAGCGTAGCTTGAACCCCAACTGCACCCGGATTCACCACAATCCACGGCCCGTTGTCTCGGCCAAAATGCTGGCTTGCTGTTGGCTGCGATGCAAACACCACAATATCGCCAGCAAGTGGGGTGCCTCCGTCAACGGACAACACGCCTGTAGCAGTAACCGTAAACGTGTTTGGCGTGACGCCAGTATCCATCGTGCCAGTCACAACACTCGATTGCGACCATCCACCAGCAAAGTGCAACGAACCAAGGTTGGTCATCGCTGCAATCGCCGTAGTTGCCCCTGTGCCGCCCAGTTCGATGCCAAGCGGTGCTGCTGTAGTCAACGCAGGCTGTAAGCCCGCCAATTGACTCGTGGAAGCGTAGCCGGACAGCGCGTCAGTCGTGATGCCGCCGAGGTTGCTCAAGGCTGCGACAGCGTCCGTTGCCCCAGTGCCGCCGTTGGAGATATCCAACGTACCAGTCAGGTTGAATGTGCCATTGTCGGTGATTGCGCTTGTTGGTGTAAATGACAGGCCAGACACTTGGCTCGTCATCGCAATGCTCGTAACCGTGCCAGCGCCAAGCTGCGACAAGGAAGCCGTCTCAAGTGCGCTGATGCGACCGTAAGCGTCCACGCTAATGACTGGCACCGCCGCGCTGGAACCTACGTTCGTCAACACGCCCGGACCAGCAGTCTCAAGGGCAATGATGCCGTCTGTCGTGATCGTTCCGCCTGTAAGGCCCGTGCCAGCCGTAATGGACGTTACCGTGCCAGATCCGCCAACAGCAATAGCCTCAGTCGTGAGTGCGGTGATTTGACCGTAGATGTTGGTCGTAATAACAGGCACTACCGAAGATGACCCTGCGGTGATGGCAGAGATCCCAGTAGTAGCTAGTGCAAGCGTGCGACTCGTCGAAAGATCGCCCCCACCAGTCAAGCCGTTCCCTGCAAGGACACTTACTTCAGACATGGCTAGCTTACTCAGCGAGATAGCCGCGTTGGTAGCTACATCTTCGTTAAGCAGCTTCGATGCAGGAGACTGGAACACGCCATTGATGACCTTTACGAGGCCACTGCCGCCCACAGATGGGATAGTTGTGTGAACGTGCGAAGGCTGTGTTGCGCCAAAGTTAAACGTGATCGTCTTATTATTCTGTGTGGCTTTCCCTAAGAACTGGATGTACAAACGATCATTGAGCGCAACAGTTGTCTGCGGCAATACCACCGAAGCGATGTACTGTGCGGTTACCGTTGGATCGTAAATCGAGATGTCGTCTGATGTGGCAAGTAGTGTTGCAGTCGTGCCGTCATACTTGAAGACCTTAAGTTGGACGATTGTCTCATTTGACGTAGTTCCAGTTGATGACGCCCAGAAGTTGAAGTCAAACAGCCCGGCTGGAATGGCTGTAATGTTCGGATCAAGAACATCAGTGACAAAGTGGACTACTAGGTCATATCCAGTTGTAGACAAATCACCAGATGTATAACTAGTTCCAGTCGTGTCTGATACGCGGCCCAGTTCTTTAACAAGCGTTGGCGTTGTGGGAAGCCCGGTCGTTGGCGCGTCTGCTGCCGTATTGTAGTTGAAGAAGAACATCTGTCCTCCACCACCAGATCCACCATTTGGCACTGCTCCCGCTATCCAAGTTGACGTTGCCGTGTCGTACTGTAGCACCTGCCCATCGAGCGGAATTGCGTTGGTGACAGAAATACCTTGCAGCTTTGCCACCGTTGGGTTCGGGTAGTTGCCAGACAGATCTCCGCCAGCAGCAGCCGTAGCAGACAGTGCCCCGAGATTAGACAACGCAGCGACCGCAGTCGTTGCCCCGGTTCCACCCTGCGAAAGCGCAAGGGGCGCGGCAGATGTCAGTGCAGGCTGAAGCGTGCTAATCTGCGTTGTGGTTGCGTAGCCTTCAAGCTGTGTCGTTGTGGCAAACCCAGACAACTGTGAGGTGAAGGCAATCCCAACAATCTGCGAAGTGGTCGCGTAGCCACCAAGCTGAGTGGTTGTAGCAAGCCCTGAAAGCTGTGCTGTGGTAATCGCGTTCTGGTTGTAGTTAACAGCTGAAACAACAATATCACTAGACCCAACAGTAATTAATCCGTTTGTGGCTTTCCCACAGGTGTAAATGTATCCAGACCTTGTGTTGCCTTGACCAACACTGATTGTAACTGCCTGTCCAATTGTTCCACTAAACCAAGTAGGGCGAGTTAAAACAAACCCAGATACCCCAGAAACATTTGCCTGAGTTGCAATCCAAGGCCCATTCTGCTTTGGATCAGCCTGTGCAGTAAAAAGCAACAGGGTGCCAACAGAAATTGTAACAAGATCAACCTGTACGCTACTAAAAGTAGAGTAAGTAAACGTGTTTGGTGTAACTCCCGTATTGGAAGTCCCGGCTTGATTTGATGTGGCAGCTAAGTCTACTGCGTAATGACGGGTTGCTCCAGACTGAGTCGTGTTGTCGTAGAACAAGATTCCTTTGCTATCCACAGACAACGCCGCACCTGTGCCGCTCTGTGTAATTGCAACAGCAGGAACAGTGCTGTTTGCCGCAAAAGTTGCTGCCCGACCTGTGCTGCTTGGATTAACCACAAGCGAGGTTACCGCTGTGCCAGCGCCAATAGTTTGCTGTTGATTAAATTGGTTGGACTGAGTAAGTCCAGCAACAGCCACAGCAGTTCCTGTGGTTGGAGAAAATGTAAGTTTGCTTTGATTGCTAATCCAAAGGTCGCCGCCAATAGTCGAGTTTACTGTAGCACTAGGCAAAGCACTGCCAATGTTGGCTTTTGGTTGATCTGTGGTTGCCGCCATAACAAGGCGACCTTCCATTGTCGAGCCAGACTTGAGCACATAAGCATTTAGCTGTTGCGTATCAAACGCAGGCACTTGAGCGGAAGTAATCCCGCCAAGGTTGGTCAGCGCACTGACAGCGTCAGTTGCTCCGGTTCCACCGTTGCTGATAGCAATGACATCACTAGTTGCTACAGCTCCAATTGAAGCAGGCGTGATGGCAGCAATCTGTGCTGACGCTAGGGCTTCGACCTGTGCGCTATTAAGTCCAGATAGTTGAGCTGTTGTTGCTAGTCCAGCAACAATAAGGCTCTTTGCAGCGGTCTTTGTGTCGCCTCCTTGGTTTAAGACAACAATGTCATTGTCATTAACAATGCTTGCTACAGGAAGTTGTGAGATCTTGATGTCTGGCATAGCTTTAAGTGTACTGCAACAGCAATACTATTAATGTGTACTTACGAAGTAAATGTAATTGTTCCAGAGGTGGTAAATGTGTGCACTGTATTTGATGAAACAGTTGTAGTGGTATTGCCAGTTCCAGTGATTGTAGCTCTTGATGCACCTGAATACCAAATTTTTACAATTCCTGATCCCCCTGAGCCTGAAACATCAAGACCTCCATTATAACCTCCACCGCCACCGCTGCCTGTGTTAACTGTGCCGTTTCCTGCGATTGTATTTGTGCTTCTTGCCCCGGCTCCACCACCTCCAGTTCCACCTGCTCCACCTGCACTTGAATTAATCATCACTCCTCCTCCTCCTCCAGCATAGGTTGTTGCAGTACCTGCAACTGTCACAGATCGGCCTGCGCCGCCTGCACCTGCTGCCGTTGATGTTCCATTTACTCCAACTGCTCCCGCGCCTCCTCCACCTCCTGCGCCGCCTCCAATAAATGCATTTCCGCCATTATTTCCTTGTGCTGGAGTTAATGCAGGAACATTTCCAAGGCCGCCATTAGGATAATCAGAGTTGGTCGGCCCACCGCCGCCACTGCCTCCAGATAAAGCAACTCCCCAGTTATTTGACCCACCACCACCGCCACCGCTTGTTAAGATTTGAAAAAAAGAAGAATTTGAACCGCTAAATCCTGAGCCTTGACCAAAGCCACAAGCTCCGCCTCCTGCGCCAACAATTACTTCTATTGGAATGTTGGCTGAAACAGCAAAATTAGTTTGCGAAAACACACCTCCACCACCACCTCCTCCGCCATCAAAGCCACCTCCAGCTCCACCCGCAACAACCATTGCGTTTATTGGGGCAGTGTCAGAAAGGCTTAAAGCAAATAATGATTTAGCAAACATTAGTATGTGTAATTTTTAATGTAAGCTCCATACCATTTTGCTCCATCGGAAACAAAAGAAAATATATCAAGCCTTGCAGCTGTGGCAGTCATTACTGGTGCAGCTCCACCGGGCCAAGCAACACCCGTAAACGTAGCTGTTCCATTTCCTGTTGTTGGTGCTTGTTTTAAGTAAAGCACAAATGACTTTCCAGCACCTACTGGAGGCATTGTAAACGTACATGCCGTTGAGGCTGTAAGGGTGGCAGTAAGCACGGTGCTGCTGGCAATGCTAAGGGTCGCAGATGCCCCCACAACGCCGATATCGGAGTTTCCTTCAATGTACCCGTTGATAGTAGGAGTCGAAATTGTAGGCGTTGCAATCGTTGGGCTTGTATTAAGCACAGCAGATCCAGATCCAACAACTCCGCTTGCAAGCACAGCAGATCCAGATCCAACAACTCCGCTTGCAAATACAGCAGACCCAGATCCAACAACTCCGCTTGCAAACACAACTGATCCGCTGCCAACTTCATCTGTAAGCGCGGCAGCTAAATTTGCGCTCGATGGCGTAGTCAAGAACGTCGAGACGTTTGATCCAAGCTGTGATGTTGCGAGCGCACCGATGGCGGCAGGCGTAATTGCAACAGCAGCCGCGCTTGTGATACGCCCCTTGTTATCTACCGTGAACTGACCAACTTCGCCTGCTGACCCGTAAGTAAGCGCAACAACTCCAGTCGTCGTCAGTGCAGGGCCGGGATAGCTGCCAGTCAAATCACCGCTTGCGGCACCAGTTGGCGTGCGAGAATCACTTAAACGAGCATCGTTACCCTCACAGGCGGTATTAGCGGTAGTTCCATAAGCTGGCCGCACCAAGACTGCTGTTGCTCTTTTGGTAACACCATTCTGGACAATCGGAACAAGATCCTCATTGTTTACAGCAACGGCTGCTGGAAGGTTAGAAATTTTGATGCTCATGGATTATCCAATGTTAATGCGCTGGTTGGCTTCAGTATTAAGAAAGTCGTTTGCTTGCGTCAAGATGCGAGCACTTGCAGGAACATCTACTTTCTTGAACGCAAATGTCTTGGAGTTTCCCCTTACTTGAACTCGGGCAAAGTTTTTGTTTACGTCAAGCGCAGGATTAATGTTCCGCTTTCTGATGAATTGAGTAATCATGTTAATAAGTGTAGACCATGTCTAACTTTTGAACTTGGCCCTGCTGACGGACAAGAACATCAATCTGCTGCTGAATTGCCGATTCCGCCAACTGCTCAAACACCATAGCTTCTTCAGCGCGACCTTCAGACTTAAGAAAATCAGCAGCCACCGAGTTTGCCAAGTAATCCCTAAATCTAGCTGGCATTTCAACTTGCTGCCAAATGTCTGTAGTCTGATTGGCTGGCGTAACTCCAGCAATTACAGTTGTTGTAGCAAAAAAGAAATTGCCATTACTTGCCTTAGTTTTGTCGTTAATACTGTAACTGCCACTATTCTGGCCAACGTCAAAATAAATTTGTGACCCTGTAGAGTATACTGATGTGTTGTCGTACTTAACGCCAAACATGCGTGGTGGAGTTAAGCGGTATTGCACAAACTGACGGCCTGATTCAAATGTGCGAAGATAACTTACTTCATCTTCAGATGTTTGAGGGTTTTGATCTGCAAAATCTTCAACAATAAAATCCAGCGGAATAGACCGTGTGGATTGGCGTGGATCGTTGTTGTAGATGTTCAGTCCATGTAAAGACCCCTGTGGAACTTGAATCAACAACTGCTTGTTGTTCAAAAACAATACCTTTGAAGTTAAAGGAGAGTTTGGGCCTGCGTAATCAAAGTAGTTTGTGTTTGTGAACTCAACTTCAATCACAATGTTTGTGATGTACTCGCCAATCTCATCCGTAGCAGTTGAGTAAGTAAAGTTGTACTGCTTGTCTCCGACAGAAGTAAGTGGGCCATCACCCACAGAGCCGTAAAACGGGTTTAAAAACTTGATGTACGACTCGCCAACTGTACCTAACTTGTACCTGTCATTTTCAAAATCTTGCAGGTAGATCCGCTTAAAGTTTGTATCAAAGTTGATGCGAGTCGTGTTTGTGTTTAGTTCGTTTTCAGTAAACAGATCTTCATCTTCTTCAGTTGAAAGCGGAACATTGCTTTCTGTAGCAATGATATTTAATCCTGACTCAATTGACTGCACAGGCATGCCCGGCCAAGTGTACATGTACCGCTGCACATCAGGCCATTCCTCGCGATCCCAAATCACAGACAACCTGCGTCCTGTAAAGTCGCGTATTGCGCCGAAAGACTTGTCGTTTAGCGTAGCACGATCCAGACCAACAAGCTGGCAGACAGAAGCAAGAATGTCGCTAAACGGAACAGTCTTCATTAATAGACAGTGCGGGATCTAAAGTTGGTAGACGGAACCCAGCCTACACTAATTTCCTTTGTTCCGCCAGAGTTTACTTTGCACTGAGGATTATCACGCCAAAATTCAGCAAGAAACTTTTTGTCTTCCCAGCATTGGTAGCCAAGTTTGTGCCCCCAGAAGTGATAAGCGTCACCGGGAATGCTGCCCATCTTTTGTCCTAGTCCTTCAACTGACTTGTGGCGTTGCTGAGTAAACTTCGCAGCCTGTTTGGCCTGCACTTCAGCACGCACTCGTCTCATTTGCCATCCACGCCGAAACTCGGCTTCCATTGCAGGGATTAAGCTAGGGTCAATGTTGAGCATAAAAGTGGCTGGTATCTCTCCCAGATGTCACACCACTCTTCGACCGGGTATTCCCAGTCCATGCACTCTGAGCTATCCAGAATGGCAGGTGTCGCAAAATTGTCCTCGTCTCTCCGAGGTGTCACGCCACTGAGAGGTGCGTTCCCCACAACGTTCATGGCCGTTGCCGACAGCTGTCTCTCCAGCTAGCCGCACCACTAGGTAGGTGTCACCAATCAAGCCTACGAGCTGAAGTCAAACTTGCCAAGACCCAATGGGTTCCCGACAACCAGACCGCAAACCGCTTCAACGAGGCGAGCAGCACCAGCGCCGAAGTCAGGCAGTGCCTGTACAGCAGCGACGTTTCCACCGTAACGGACTTCGATCAAGTCCATGTTTAGCACAAGACCTTTGTACGGAGTCACAGTCCAAACTCCAGAGGAGATCGTCCCGAGAAACACCGTGGGGTGTAATTTTACAGTGCCAAAGTCACCTTGAAAGACATCGACCGACTGGATGTAAGCCTCGGCAGAAGCATCACGCTGAAAGGTTTGCACCTTGGTTGCACCTGCACCCAATACGCCAGCAGTGCTGGTCGTGGTGAGAGCGGTAGTGCCAAGGAGGCCCGTGAACGCACGCTTCAGATCCGTGCCAACAATCGCATCATAAGAGCGATACTGACCAGTCTGATTGTAGATGCTCTTGAGCAGCCCCTGCACAGCCGTGTCCGTCATCGAACTGGATGCGCCAGTCAGGATCGAGTCCGTAGGAGTGCGGAAGATGGAAGGGATGTCGCCGGGGGTTGGCGTTCCAGTTCCAGCAGTGCTGATCCATGTCTGAATCCCTGCCGTGAGGTAAGGAACAGTCCCGTTGTCCTGCTGTGCAGTCTGGTTCGAGCAGAGAGTCGTCTCAATCGAACGTTTGCACTGAAGGATGGACTTGCTGACGTTGTATGCCAGCTCATCACGGACACCTGCCACTTGGGCAATGTCAGTGGAGAGTTTGGACACACGGACAGGATCCATACGGAAAACCTGCGCGTAGTTCGCAAGTTCCGCACGATAGCCCACATCCCAGTTGACATACTGATTGGACGTCACATCGGTGCCGTCAACCGTGCCACCAACTTTAGGTGCAGGATTGCTGTCTGCCTGCCAGCGGAAATACATGTTTCCGGGTTTGCTGCCCTTGCGGGCCATAGACGTAAAAGGCGTGTCTTTTGCGTCAACCATGCTGATCATGTCAGCCAAGTCTTCGCGTTTACCACGGCCACTAAGATTAGGTTCAGTAAGAATTGCCATAAACTAAATAAGGTTTGAGTTGTTAAGGACTAAACTAAGTCCATTGCTTTAATGAGGTCTTCAACACTTCGCATCGAAGAATCCTTCGCAAAGGATTGCTTGGCTTTCTGTAAGTCCGATTGAGATACTGTAGCTGGAGCAGCTTTAACTGTAGGTTGCGCTGGGGCGCGTTTAATTGGCGCTGCTGTCTTTTTTGCTGATTGCTTGGATGCCATTACTTCAGCCCCAAGTGCAAATATTCCAGCAAGCCATTCAAAATCTGGCCTACGTTTTAGCTCTGGAAAGTCTTTCAATACCTGTTGCACAACCTGATACTTTTCGCTTTTAGGATCTGTCAAAAATGGCATCTCCTTAACTGCGTTAGCCTTCGCTTGTGCGTAATGCTGAATATATTCAGCACGGGCAGGCAATTCGACTTCCTTTCGCGTGATTGCTAAGTGCTTTATGTTGCGAACTTCAACATCACTAAGCTCATGCTCAGTGCCATCTGATGTCTTTAAAGTTCCACCATCTGGATTGTTTTCGCACCACAAGATCATATCCACTGCATTCTTATGCTCTTTCCTGATTTGTTCAATCGAGGTCAAGCGTTGGACTGCATCGGAAATGTCTACTCTAGGTTCAGGAGCATAAGACTTTGCAGCCTCAAGCTCTTGTTGTAGTTTAGACAACTCAGCTTTCTGCGCTTCCAGTTCAGCTTGAGCGGCCTTCTTCGCAGCAACCAATTTGTTGATGCGCTTCTGGACACCCTTACTTAACGGACTTTCTTCAGCCTCGCTTTCTTCTTCAGCGGGTTGATCGGCTTCTTCTTCAGCTTCCACTTCCGAGTCCACAATTGGCTCTTCAGTCTCCGCCTCAGGTTCAGCCTGCTGCTCCTCTTTGGCTGGAGCCGCCCCTTCCTCGTCAAGGAAATTTGATTTAATGAAATCAGTTAAACTGTCTCCATCAATCGCTCCGAGGTTATTTGCAACGGGGATATTTGCTGCCTCCTGAGTCCCGGCCTCAGGCTGTGAGTTAGTCTTTATCATGCTAATAGGTAGCAAGTCCTTATTTAATCAAACCAGTAACGCTGGTTAGCCCGTTAGTGGCGTTATGCCAAATCTTCGTCAGGAGTCAAGCCATTTAATTGTCTCGCCTCTTGTCTCATACTTATCAAAGACGATATAACGTAGTTAACCGCATCAGCTTGCCCACAAAGATGTATTCTATCTTCTCCCTTGGCGGATTGCGAAATAGCCTGAAGCGTTAGACCTGTTTGCACCTCATTTAAGTGCTTCACAATCTCGCTCCAAAGCAGGTTTTTGCCTGCAAATCCAAATGCTGTCTTTTGATTTTCCGTCATTGTTGAGATACAGGAGTTACACCAATTCGGCCAACTTGAGCGTTTTGTTGCTGCATTACAGACATTTCAAGGCTCTTAACGTAGTTCTCAAAAAGCGCCTTAAAGTTCTCATCCTGCTGGAGTGCCGCCTGTGCTTTCGGGTTGGCTTGCAAGATCTGCTGTGCGTACTGCAACTTGGTTTGTGCGGTAGGATCGTTCTCCTGATACAGCGCCTCGTTGCCAAGCAACATCATGCCGATATCACTTTGGACATCCTTGAACATCTGGCGGCTCGCGTCTTGAGGATTCAAGATAAGTTCTTGTGCCATCTCAGGTGCCACAGCTTGAATCATCATTGCTGTGAGTTTGTTGCGGTTTAGCACGCCACCTGTATCCATCTGTGCAACCTTAGTAAGGAAGTCGATCTTCTGTGCAATGTACTCCTTATCAAGATCCATGATATCGAACTTGACGCTCAGATCAAATTCGTTGTGGATTTCAGACAAGCTCTGAGGCAACTGTCCGCCAGTGATGCGCTGAATTTCTTCAGGACTCATGTACTGGCAGCAAAGCGCAAACATCTGTCGATAGATGCTGCGCCAAGTCAAAAGCCAAGAGTTTACAAGTGCTTGCTGGGTAAGTTGAGTCTTTTGAGGCGCAACAAACGGATTAATCGTGCCAAAGTAAGCTGCGTGACTTGCTTCAACCCGTTTAATCAACTCAAAAGCCACATTTGGCTCGCGAGCTGGGGGGTCCATGAACGTGTAGTCCGTTGGATTTACAACTGGCAAAGATACACCCGGCCCAACCTTGTTGATTGCTCCAATTCTCTTAACGACCTTGATGGGGGGAAGGGTTGAGAAGGCAGTATGATCTCGGATGGAGTCGTGCTGTGCTTTAATCTCGTCCTGATCTGTGTGAGCAAGTTCAGGGACACCACGGCAATCAGTAATGGCACGACGAATGCACTCGCGACGAAACTCCACAAACGGATATTCTCCGTGAGCGTAATCCAACCTCTCATGAATCGCATATGAGATCCTTTCCTTACGATGATCTACTGCCGCTTGAGGGCAAATAACAGTGTAGTAAATACACGGAGCCTTGCCATCCAAACTCTTGGTATAGCAGTAAACCACCTCGATCATGTTCTGGTAGTTCAGGCCGTTATAGACCAACATCTCTGTACTTGGCAGGATGTTCGTGTTGTACACCGTACTGCTCTTGCCTGCCATCTGCACTGCAAGTTCCACCCAATCCTTGTTCCAGCCTTCGGTAGTAATCTTTTCACGGATCTCAACTTCAGACATCCAAGTCCGGCGGAAAATCACGCGAGAACGCTGCAAATCCGCTGCTTCAGGCGGGAAAAGAATCTCGTCCCAAGGCTTCAAAGCAATGATTTCCGGCAAATTTTTGCTGACATACTCCTCGTCACGGGTTGTTGCGCCAGTTTCGGCTAGCTCCTTAACCATCCGTTTTGCCTCGGACTCCGTGGTGCCGGGTACAGCAGCCTGAATAATTGCAGCAGCCTCTTCGGACTGTTGCATGATAAGGTCAGGCAACTGCATGAGTGTAGGACTGCCACTCTGCTCAGCAATAGCCATAACCTCTTGCATAGTTACCTGCTGCTCACGCTTACTAATGTTCTGTCTCCAGCCAATAAAGAAAGCTGTCCAACCGTACTGC